TTTCCAATAAAATCTACCGTAACTGTAAAGTCAGGTGTAAAGAAAGGAAGGATTTGTTCTAAGATTTGTGTACCATCTTCTGTGTTGCGAACATAAATGGACAAACTAAAATCAAAATTGTATGGAATTGGTACATATTGTCTTGCAAACTTACCAGAACTAAACCCAAAATTCTGCATTGTGGTTTGTTGTTTTCTGGTAGAATCATATGTCATTCCAACCAAATCAAAACTCATACGAGGAACAACTGTATTAACAGACTTTGTAAGATTTGGATCCGATGTAATACGAGTTAAGTATTTTTCTTTGGCACCATATGACAATGGAACTTTGGTTACTTCGTATGATGTTAACCCATCTTTCGAGTAACGAACCAATTGCACATCATTAAACATGGAGCCAAACGCCACCACAATCTTACGAATGGTACGATTGTAAAAATGTGGATTATTTAACATAGTGGCCTATTTATCATATGCCAAACCGGCCACGAAGAGCATTAAAGTTTTGTAATACTTCATTTTGTGTAAAAGCTTTATTGTAGTAAACTCGCACTAGTGCTATTTGGCCATTCATATATTCACTGGCGTCATTTAATGCACGCCTAGAAATACAATATTCTGTAATTGCGTTATTTGTTACAACATTAACTGTTGTTCCTTGAGAAAATCCATTAACATATCCAGTTGTTTCTGTTGCAGTTGAACTGAGCACCAAGTGATACCAAACTTCTGTTGTTAAAGTTGTAGGTGAAGAAAATATGTGGTCATTATTTGAATTTCTAAAACGAAATGAACTACCATTAATTACCATGCCATAACTAAAAGATACCGCACTTCTTCCTAATGTAAAAATATTTTTTACTCCTGATACCGTGTTTAATTTAATAAAAGCTTCTGTGGTTACATTTGAACCTGCAGCAATTATAGACAAGTTTCCAGTAACATATTGGTCAGTTGCGCCGCCATTAAATGTAAAACTTCCATTTGCAGAATTATAAAATGGTGTATTAGCTAAAGTTGAAGTATTTCTATTTGATAATTCAATCCATGTATTACCAGAGCCAGAATAACTTTTACGGTTAGCAGCATCCAAACACAATACAAGTCCAGATTCAATCAAATTTGGTCCAGATTGAACACTCATATGCCATATCTTCCACGAAGCGCATTAAAATTCTGTTGTATTTCTTGAGCAGTTAACACACGGCCATATACAAAAACTCCGTTTATCTGTCCTTGAAAATTGTTGGCATTACCATATGCTGCAACCTGTATATCTCCAGTACCACCGGTAAAAGTAGTAGTTGCTATGTCAGTATCTTCTAATAAACCATTTAAATATAATGCCCAACCTGTTGTGGTGCTAAATGTAACTGCACCAAAATACCATCGATTTGCTAAAAGAGATGTATTCGATTGAACGGTATACCACGACCCATTGTGGCCAGAATTTAATTTATCACCACTCGATAACCAAAAAGCGTGTTGGCCAATATTACCACTCATAATATTATTGGTTGCTGCTAAATTTGATGTTTGAAACCAAGCACATTTAGTATATGCAGTTGAGTTTAAAACATTATTGGATGTAGTAGCATATTGATTTGATCCGTTAAATGAAAATACACCATTTGCACTAAATGTTGGTGAATTAACCAAAGTAAGAGAATTTGTGTTGCTACTTAAATTTGTCCATGTTGTACCGGAACCAGAATAACTTTTACGATTGGCTGCATCAAAATATAAATTTAATCCACTTGTTACTATTCGTGGCGAATGATTAAGACCCATTATATGCCATACCTTCCACGAAGGGTATTAAAATTTTGTTGAACTTCTGAAGCTGAAAGAACTCGGTTATAGATAGATGCTTGTGCTATGTTTCCACCAAAAAATTGTCCTGCATTTGCTTCACCAACCATAACTTGAGCATTTTGATTTTGATGTTTTATTGTGGTTGTTAAAACTGGTCTACCATTTAAATAAACAATAGCATTATTTGATGGAGTTCCTACTGTTTCTGTAAAAGTCATAGCAACATAATTCCAAGAACTATTTCCAACTGTTATTCCAGTGCTTCTTTCTGCACCATTACCCCAATCATAAGCAACCAATACATTATCAGCGACAAATAATCCCCAAGCACTTTGTTTAGCAATTATTCCATTGTAACTAGAGTTTCCATTAGTTGCATTAAACCAAGCAGAAATAGTTCCAACTGTAATTTGAAGATTGGTAGCATTTCCACAAATAGTTCTTTGCGTTGATCCATTAAACAATAAACTTCCTCCATTAGAACTACTATAAGATGGAGAGTTTTCTAATGTTCCATTATTACCACGACCACTTAAATCTGTCCAAGTGGTGCCGGAACCTGGATAACTTTTACGATTGGCTGCATCCAAACACAATATCAATCCACTTGTTACTATTTTTGTATTGTAACTAACACTCATAATAAAACCTCAGTTAAGCTTCGCCAAACGGATTATGTTCTGTAAAATCAAGAATAGCGTCCGACTCTGTTTCAATGCGGTTATTATCAACAATATCTTCAAAGGCATTATCCATTGTGGCAGTATCAGAAACAGTATTCAATGTCCATACGGCACTACTTGTATTGCCTCTTAATGAACCAGAACTAAATGTTCCACGAACTCTATAAACATCAACAGAAGAACCAGTTACATAATTGTGGACAATAGCTTGTGCGGTAGAATTTGCCAATGTGGCATCAGGACTTACAAATACAATTTCATCATTAATAAAGGCACCAGAGCCGCCAGCATTTAATGTAAGGCGTGTGCGTGGGTATTCATCACGGATTTGACTATCAATTTCTGCATTACCAGTTTGAACAACCTCATTAGAGAATACAAACTGTTTCATTTTTAATGCGTAAACATAAACATTACCACCACGACCACGACCTAATGTGTAATACATGGCTTGGTTATTTTCGTGTTCTACAAAGGTAATTTCAAAGAAGTTTTGTAACATTGGAATGTAAATCAAATCACCTTCATATGGGCGAGGTTGATTTACTGTAAATTGAAATCTACGGCGGGACATTAACATGGTTACTTCATCACGAATCTCTAAACCAAATTTAGAAATAAAATCGCCTTCACCTTCCATACCTGTAACATCTTCCAAATACATTTCAATTGGATACGCAGAGGTATATTGTTTTAGCGTATCTTCACCATATAAAAAATCAACCTGGTCACGACTTGTTCGTGGAAGATAATAAACATCCATGCCATTGATTTGCATAGCCTCAATAACAAGGTCTTCCACCAGCAATTGCTCGCTGGTAATTTGATTTAATGGAAAGTTATTGAAATAAAAATTTGTTGGCATTCACGATTAACCCATCATTATTTCGCCAGGCAACACATTAATAACTTGCATTTCTTCTTCAAGCTTTTCAATTTCTTCACGAGCTTCAGTCATAATACGAACACCATCAAGTGTTACACCACCTGGCATTTGTATGCCAGCAAACTTACTAAGATTGTTACCCCATTGGAGTTTAATCAATGCAGTAGAATATTTCTTTAAGAATCTATCATTCCAAACATCTGAATATCCAGCGGCTGTCATTGTTGCACCAGCTTGTGTTGATGTGAATGGGCCACGAACTGTAATAGATGTTGGTGAATTAATTTTGGCAATCTGTAATGTTTCTGTACCAAATGTAATAAAGTCGTTTTCTAAAACTTCTTGGTCAAAAATGGTACCAGTACCAACTACTGTATTTGCATTAGCAGTTGTTGCACAGGTGCCAGTCAAGGTAATTGTTTGTGGATTTAATGTGCGATAACATTCAACAATAACATATTGACCCGGCTGCAAGTCACTATCCCAATTGATGTCAAGGAACACTTTGTTTTGTTTACGATTAAATCTAAACTGTGGTGTACCAGAAAACAATAGGTTTAAGGTACGAATATGTTGCATGGTAATTTCATATGACACATAACTTACAGATGTAAAATCGTAAAGGTCATGTAGTCGTAATTGATAACGCAAGTCAAACATATTAATAGATGAGTTTGAAGCATCAAATGGAAACACACCAGTTACAAATGTAACGGCATCAGGTGCGTAAATCCATCGGCGATTAATATCTTCCGGTGTAATTTGATGTTTCATATAAATCTTTTCGGTACCATCAAAATGGTAATCTTCAAAAAAACTTAAAGCATCATCAATACGGTCATCTACTTGGTCATCATCTACGTTAATATCAATAACAGGAAAACCAAGTTTTCTTTTACAGTAGAGTGCGAGTTCTGCTCGTGAGCGTGGTTTTGCCATGATTTATCCTAATGCGATTGAGAGTGCCAAAACATCACCAATTGATGCGCCACTTGAAGAAGCTGCGGTGTTTGTAATTGCTGTAACTCGGCCATTTGCAGCCAAAGTAATTACTGGAATATATGTTGCGTTACCATATGTTCCTGCCGTTGTTGTTATTGTGGTAAAATCTGTATTTGCTTGAGTAAAAGCACCATTAGCATAAATTGCAGCTGAGTTTGCAACATGACTTGGAGTATTTGCTTGTAAAAAAGCAGCTGTGATACTATTGTTTTGTGTTGTATCTGTGGCAGTAGCAGCGTTAGCAGCTGTAAAGGCCGCATTAGCCGTGTTCCAAATTATTGTTCCGTTTGCACTAGTAACGGCATTATTGGCAACAGTAAATGAAGCATTAGCAGTATTAAATGCGGCAGTAATACTGTTGTTTTGTGTTGTATCAATAGCAGTAGCTGAATTAGCTGCAGCAAATGCACTATTAGCATAAGAAGCTGCCGAGTTAGCAACATGACTTGGAGTATTTGCTTGTAAGAAAGCTGCCGTAATAGAATTATTTTGAGTAGTATCAGTAGCAGTAGCCGCATTAGCAGCTAAGAAAGCCGCATTAGCAGTATTAAATACAATAGTGCCGTTAGCACTTGTAAATGCATTGTTAGCAACCGTGAATGAAGCATTGGCGGTATTAAATGCGGCCGTAATACTGTTGTTCTGAGTAGTATCTGTGGCAGTAGCTGCGTTAGCTGCAGCAAAAGCACCATTAGCGTATATAGCTGCTGAGTTAGCAACATGACTTGGAGTATTTGCTTGTAAAAAAGCTGCGTTAGCTGCAGCAAAAGATGCCGTAATGGAATTGTTCTGAGTAGTATCTGTGGCAGTAGCAGCATTAGCAGCTAAGAAGGCCGCATTGGCATAAGATTCTACTGAATCAGCTGCAATGAATATTGAACCGTTGCCGTTATTTGCAGCCCACTTACCAGAAGATTCAATCCATAAGAATGAAGAATTTGGTTGAGCACCACGGTCAACTTCAATACCAGCATTAACTGTTGGTTGAGCTGATTGACTAATGGCTGCATTAACAGTAATAATGTTGTCTGCAATTAATACTGTTGTTGTATTTGTATAAGTTGTAAGGCCAGTAACAGTTAAGTTACCTGTAATACTTACATCACCTGCAACTGTGCCGCCAGTATTTGCGTTTAAAGAATTATTTGCTCTGGTGAAAGCTG